ACTGAACCAGGCAGGCATTGGCAGGACTATTGAACGGGGCAGGAGGAGCACATGGCAGGAAGGCAGCCGGAAACGAGGCCGGAGGGATACCCAAAACTGGAGAACTATGAGCCGACACGGTTCATGCTCCCGACGTCGCATTATGACAAAGAGAAAGCCGACAGGGCAGTGAAGTTCATAGAGATGCTCTGCCATACAAAAGGGGAGTGGGCCGGGAAGCGGTTCTGGCTCCTCCCGTGGCAGGAAAGGCTGGTCAGGGATGTCATAGGCGTCGTGAAAGAGGACGGTACAAGGCAGTTCCGCACGGCATTTGTGGAGATATGTAAGAAGGTCGGGAAGTCGGAGCTTGCTGCAGCCATCGCGCTGTACCTCCTGTACGCAGATAATGAGCCTTCTGCCGAAGTGTACGGCGCGGCCTCAGACCGGTCCCAGGCGTCCATCGTGTTTGACACTGCGAAGCGGATGGTGGAACTGAACCCTGCGCTGCTTAAACGCTCGAAGATCATGGCGGCAACAAAGAGGCTCGTGAACTACAGCAATGCCGGGTTCTACCAGGTGCTGTCCGCAGAGGTGGGGTGCGTCACGCCGGAGACCCTTATGCAGATGGAGGACGGGACGCTCCGAAGGGCCGATGAAGTGAAACCAGGGGACGTGGTTCTTTCTTTTGACGGCCTTGCCCCGGTATTTGACAGAATCATTTCAGCCAGGGAAGAGGAACCGTCTGAAACCATAGAGATAACGACCCATCACGGCAGGAAGACCACGGTTTCCGCAAACCATCCCTTCTACCGTATGGAGCCAGGGAGGCGGATGCAGGATCTGACGCATGTGTACGACTGGGAGCAGGCATCCTTCCTGCATGTGAATGACCGCCTTGCCGTCAGCCTTGGCTGGCCTACAGGGTGGAAGCCGCCGGAAGACGTCATCAGCCCTCTGGAAGCGTGGGCGCTCGGCGCGTGGATGGGAGACGGGGACTGCACGCATTTCAGGTTCATCAATCCGGACAGGGAAGTAATTGACAAGCTCTCCCATTTCTTCGAAAGCATCGGAAGCGGCATGAAATCCGTTTACTCAACGAGGCAGAAGCAGGAGGGGAAGGACCTGTACCAGGATCCAGTCGAGCATCTTGTGATGGGCGTTGGAAAAAGGCGGAAGAGCCCTGGGCGGGAATGGATCAGGGAGCACTTCGGCCAGGATTCCAAATGCTATACAAAAACAGTTCCTGACGCAGTGCTGCGGGGAGGGCGCGAGGCGTGGTCCGCATTCCTCGCCGGATACATGGATACGGACGGGTGCGTTACGAAACAGGATCCGAAAGGGAAAGGGCAGGCGTTCATCTGCTCTGTCAGCGCGGATGCGATAGAACAGGTTCGGGTGCTCCTGGCCCGCCTTGGGATCAATGCTTCGACAAGGTCAGAATTCAAGGTGACAGTGTCCGGAATTCCCCAGCTGAGAAAACTGTGGGAGGCACTATCCCCATACATGGTGCAGCCATCAAAGCGCAGAAGGCTGGAAAAGCTTGCCGGACGGGAAATCAGATGCCTGCAGCGGGCGTCCGAGTCAGACAAGGTCTGGAAAGCGGAACCGGCAGGAATGAGGAAGACCATCTCATTTGAAATGGAGAGGTTCCAGACGCACTGCACGGACGGGCTTATTACGCACAACACAAAGCACGGGCTGAATGTATCAGGGCTTGTCTTTGATGAAATACACGCCTTGCCCAACAGGGAATTATACGACGTCCTGACGAAAGGGGCGTCCGATGCCCGCCGCAACCCGCTGGCATTCATCATAACGACAGCGGGGAATAACCGGGATTCAATAGGTTATGAGCTGCACACCAAGGCGAAGGACATACTTGCCGGTAAAAGGTCTGACCCGTCATTTTACCCGGTGGTCTACAGCCTCGACATGGACGAGGACTGGACTGATGAGCGCAACTGGTACAAAGTCAACCCGTCGCTTGGATACACCGTCAAGATCGACCGCATGCGTGATGCCTTTAATGAAGCCCTGCAGAATCCAGCTGATGAAGTCACTTTCAGATGGCTGCGGCTGAACCAATGGGTCGGGAGTTCTGTTGCGTGGATCCCGGATTCCATTGTGGCGAAAGGGGATGAGCCAATCGACATGCCCTCGCTTTATGGGAGGGATTGTTACGCTGGCCTGGACCTGTCAAGTTCAGAGGACATTACAGCAATGGCGCTGATGTTCCCACCCAGGACGGAAAACGAGAAATACATCCTCCTATTCCGGTTCTGGGTGCCGGAGGAAACGATCCCCCGGAGGGTCAGGCAGACAGGGTATCCGTATGATGCCTGGAAGGCAAGGGGGTATCTGGACTCCACTCCGGGCAACGTTATCGACTATGCCTATATCGAGAAGGCAATCGGGGAGATGTCGCAGTCGTACCACATCTGCGAGATCGCGTTTGACAGGTGGGGATCCAACATGCTTGTAGAGCGGCTGACTGAGATGGGAATGACTGTCGTCCCTTTCGGACAGGGCTATTCCAGCATGAGTGCGCCATCCAAAGAGTTCTATGAGCAGATGATGAAGGGAAACATCCTGCATGGGGGAAACCCGGTATTCAGATGGATGTGTGGCAATGTTGTCATCGATGTTGATCCGGCGGGCAATATAAAGCCCACAAAGAAGCGCAGCAATGGAAAGATCGACGGCGTGGTCGCCGCAATCATGGCCCTCGACCGGTGCGTCAGGCACGAACAGCAGGGCAGCGTGTACGACGAACGCGGGCTGTATGTGTTCTGACCAATCCGGCTGCGGTAGTTGGACACGCCACAGGAATACCACTTTACAAAGTGGGGAGGGAAAAGGGAGGGACAGGAACTATGAAGCACCAAATCTTCAAGACGGAATACACGGAGCAGTACGGGGACGGCCCCGTAACGGAGAAGGTCGCGCTCTACGACAGACGCGACTTTGCCCCGGAGGAAGTGGACAAGGTAATCCGGGAGCACGCACGGGAGGCGTACCATCCGAAGATGCTGTTCTTGACGAAGAGGCAGTATGAGTCAGTGTTCAGGAGCCTGATCGGAGTGAAGTAAACAGCTGTGGGCAACGACAGAGGCTGCAGATCGGAGGGAATGGAGATGGAACTGGTGGATCTGAAGAAAAAGGAACTCACGAACCCGCAGAAGAGGGAGCTGCTCACAGTCTTCCGGGATGTCATCCTGAACGGGACGGCCACTGTGGAAGACGCAGGGCAGATCCGCAGGGTGCTTGCCCGCATAGTGGCGAGGGAGTTTGAAACGCAGACTGTCCCGGCAGGAACGGATGCCGGGGATGTTGTAGATACCGGAGACTACGGGGAGCAGGAATAACAGGAGTAACAGGAACAACAGGAACAGCAGGAGTAACAGGAACAACAGGAGGTGACGGACCATGGGATTCATTGAATGGCTGGGCTTTGGGAGGCCCAGGGACGAGCCGGGGGCGGGGCTGTGGAGGTTCACGAAGAACGGCTACGGGAGCATCGGAAACATCCCGGACTTTTACGATGATGTGCGCGACTCGGGTACGATCTTTACCTTCGGCAGGGCGCAGAGCGGCGAGAACGTGGACGAGAAGGCGGCGCTCCAGATCTCCACCGTGTACGCCTGCGTGCGGCTCCTCGCGGAGTCCGTGGCTGCGCTCCCCTTCCACCTGTACAGGTACACGGACGGCGGCTCTGGCAGCTCCACCAGCTCCGGCAGCTCCGGCGGCAGGGACGGTAAGGGCGGCAAGGGAGGCGAGAGCGGTGGCAGGAACCACGGAGGAACCGGTACAAGCAGGGGCAAGGAGATGGCAGTGGACCACCCGCTGTACAAGATCCTCCACCGGCAGCCCAACCCGGAGATGACGAGCTTCTCCTTCCGGGAGGCGATGATGACGCACCTCCTCCTGTGGGGGAACGCCTATGCGCAGATCGTGAGGGACGGGAAGAACGGCGTCCTGGGGCTGTACCCGCTCCTGCCCGAGAACGTGGACATCGACCGCGATGACGCGGGGAACCTCTACTACATCTACCGTGCCTACACGAACGAGGTGCCCGGGGAGACGAACAAGGAGATCATCTTCCGGAGGGAGGAGATCCTCCACATTCCCGGCCTCGGCTTCAACGGCCTTGTAGGCTTCAGTCCCATCGCCATGATGAAGAATTCCCTGGGGACGATGCTCGCCGTGGAGAAGTACGGGTCTTCGTTCTTTAAGAACGGTGCACAGCCGGTCGGCGTCCTGGAGCACCCGAACGTCCTTAAAAACCCGGAGCGGATCCGGGAGAACTGGATGGACACATACGGCGGTGTGAACAATGCCCACAAGGTGGCAGTTTTAGAGGAGGGGATGTCGTACAAGCCGATCTCCCTGCCGCCGGAGGACTCGCAGTTCCTTTCCACGAGGGAGTTCGGCGTGGAGGAGATCTGCAGGATCTTCCGGGTGCCTCCTCATATGGTGCAGGACCTGAAACGCGCGACCTTCAACAACATAGAGCACCAGTCCATCGACTTCGTGATGCACACCCTGATGCCCTGGCTTACCAGGATCGAGCAGGCCATTATCAAGGACGTCCTCGTGGAGGAGGAGCAGGACGAGTACTTCCCGAAGTTCAACGTGGACGGCCTGATGCGCGGCGACTACAAGAGCCGCATGGACGGCTACGCGGTCGCGTTCTCCAACGGCTTCATGAGCCCCAACGACATCCGCAGGCTCGAAGACCTCGACCCGATACCGGCAGAGGAAGGCGGGGATGACTACTATCTCAACGGCAGCTACGTCAAGCTCAAGGATGCCGGATCCGCCTACGGGGCCAATGCCGTGGCGGAGAGGGAGAAAGCCGAAGGTGAGCCGGAAGAGGGTCAGGAAGAGCAGACGGAGAAGGGAGGAGGGGAGGCTGAAGAAGAGGACGGAGAAGACGGGGGCAGCAGCAAGGAAGATGCCGGGAGCGGCAAGGGCCGGAAGGCCGGCAGTCGGGGCACGAAGCCCCGGAAAGCGAGGAAGGAATGAAGAAGTTCTGGAACTGGATCAGGGACGAGGACGGCGGCAGGGTGCTCCGCCTTGAAGGCCCGATTGACTCGGAATCATTCTGGGGTGACGAGGTGACGCCCAGGGCATTCCGCGACGACCTGTATGCGGAGGAAGGCGACATCACGCTGTGGATCAATTCCCCCGGGGGCAATGTGTTCGCCGCCGCGGAGATCTACACGATGATCCGGGACTATCCCGGCAATGTCACCGTGAGGATCGCGTCCATCGCGGCATCGGCGGCTTCCGTCGTCGCCATGTCGGGGGACACAGTGCAGGTTTCTCCCACGGCGGTCATCATGATCCACGACCCCATGACCATCGCCATGGGCAACGCGAAGGACATGGAGAAGGCAATCACGACCCTGAACGAGGTCAAGCAGTCGATCATCAACGCCTACGCCGCGAAGACAGGGCTGTCCAGGAACCGGATCTCCAGGCTCATGGAGAACGAGACCTGGATGAACGCAAAGAAGGCGGTCGAGTACGGCTTTGCCGACGAGATCCTTTTTGAGTGGAAGAAACCTGATCCTCCTGACGAAGACCAGGAAGATGGAGTTGGAACAGGTTCTGACGGATCCGAGACTCCTGAGAAAGACGGAGACGGAGAGGGCGGCGGCAAGGATGGTAGTGATAACGGCAAGGATGACGGCGGCAGCAAAAAGAAGAAGGGCATCAGCCTGGCTTCCGGATCCGCCGACTTGTGGGAAACGGAGCCCTCGCTCTTTTCCACAAGGATCATGTGTGAGACCATCCTGAACCGCCTGGGATGCTTTACCGATACGGCGGAAGCAGAAACACAGATAACAGCGGCACAGCCACCGGCGGCTGAACCTGTGGGAGACGCTCCGGCGGATTCCCCCGTGGAAGACACGCCTGTGGGAGACACGCCTGTGGAAAGCTCCACTGATGCCGCATCTGATGATGCCCGCACTGTGGATACAGAGGCAGCAGACGGAGTGATGCAGGAAGCCGTGGACACCCAGGCTGTGGAAGCCCTGGTGGATGTCCCGGCAGACACACCGGCGGAGGTACCCCTGGCAGACATACCTCCTGTGATCGGCCTTGACGGAAAGACACAGGACGGCGCTATGCCGTTCGAGATCCTGAAAAACCAGCTCGACCTGCTCAAGTGAGCAGGGCTCGGGCTGTTTTTTATGCCCTGGATTCCCTTCCTTCCCCTCCCATCCACGGTCTCACAGATGTGTGAAGAGCAGCGGGAAAGAAGAACAGGGGCATAGCTTCAAAAGAATAATAAACATCACCATGCGTCCGGCACGCTTTTGCCGGAGAAAGAGGATTCTATGACCAAGATCATGGAACTGCGCAGCAAGAGGAACCAGCTCTGGGAGCAGACGAAGGCCTTCCTGGAGGAGCACCGCGATTCCAACGGCCTCGTGGAAGCATCCGCGGTCGAGCAGTACGACAGGATGATCGCCGACGTGAGGGCCCTCGGCGACGAGATCGCCCGGCTTGAGGAGCAGGCCGACATGGACGCGAAGCTCTCCGCGGCGACTTCCGCCCCCGTCCAGAACAGCCCCGTGGGCGATGCCGCAGGCATGATGGGCGCCAGGGGAGGCCAGGAGCGCACTGCGCCCACCGCGACTGCCGAGTACAGCCGCGCCTTCTGGGACAACATGCGCGGCAATGTCTCCCTCGAAGTCCGCAACGCGCTGTCCGTTGGCGAGGACACCGCAGGCGGCTACACCGTGCCTGACGAGTTCCACCGCCAGCTCCTGGAGGCGCTGGAGGAGAACAACGTCTTCCGCGGCCTCGCGCACGTCATCCGCACCAACAGCGGCACCCGCACCATCCCCATCGCGGCTGACAACGGCAAGGCGACGTGGGTGGAGGAAGGGAACGCCATCAGCGAGTCCGACCTGACGTTCAGCGTCCAGACGTTGTCCGCGTTCAAGCTGGGGTGCCTGATCCGCGTGTCCAACGAGCTGCTCAACGACTCCGCCTTCGACATCGGCGCGCACATCGCGAGGCGCTTCGGCGTCCGCTTCGGCAACGCCGAGGAAGACGCGTTCATCAACGGCAAGGGCGTGTCCGCGAACCCCGCGACTACCCCTTCCGAGCCTACCGGCATCCTGACCACCCTGTCCACGCCTTCCGTGAAGACGGCAAACAGCGGCACCATCTCCTTCGACGACATCTACAAGCTGTTCTACGCGCTTAAGGCCCCTTACCGTGGGAAGGCGAAGTTCCTGTGCAACGAGACCGCGCTCCTGCAGCTGATGCTGATCAAGGACAAGAACGACAACTACATCTGGAAGCCCGGCCTTGAGGTCGGCAAGCCCGACACGATCCTCGGCCACCCCATCTACACCAGCACCTACATGCCGGCCATCGAGGGGGATGCCACGAAGGATGCCAACAAGAAGGTCATCCTTTTTGGCGACTTCAGCTATTACTGGATCGCGGACCGCACCAACCGCACCATGCGCCGCCTGAATGAGCTGTACGCCGTGAACGACCAGGTCGGCTTCATCGGCACCCAGCGCGTGGACGGCAAGCTCATCCTGCCCGAGGCCATGAAGGTCCTCGCCATGGGCGCGAAGGCCAGTGCGTGACACACACCCGGCAGCTTCCCGGAGCCTGTGGAAGGCCCAGCGGCGGCTGTGGATGACGGCATGACAGACGTGGCGGAATGACTGTAGTAATTGGAATGTAAAACAGCTGCGGGGATGTGTACGGGATGTGGGAAGTTCCTGCGTCCCTGTATCCCTGCGGCTGCGGAATGGATCAGAGAATGGGAAGTGAAAGGAGGGCGGCATGGCACTTGTGACACTGGAGCAGGCAAAAGCATACCTGCGTGTGGATTCTGACTACGAGGATCCCCTTATCCAGACGATCCTCGATACCGCCGGAAGGCTGTGCGCGGACGTCGCGAGGCTCACTGACGAAGAGTGGGAAGCAGTGGACTCCAAAAGCCAGGATGAGGAGAACGGCACGGATCCGACGCCGAAGCTGAAGGCAAGGCGGGAGCTGATGACCGTGGCTGTCCTCTTCACCGTGGGCTATCTTTACGAGCACAGGGAGGATGCTGACCACCATGCCCTGACCCTGACGCTCCGGAGCCTCCTGTCCTCCATCCGGGAAGGGGTGGTGTGAGCTATCCGCCTGTACCTGGTGAAAAGGGACATGAGGGTGAAAGGAGCT